ACCATCCGGACTTGCGAGGATTGCTCTTAGAGCCTTCGCATCATACTTCTGTATACCCGACCCGCTTGCCACAGGTTCTGGTACGCCAGTGGCTGAATGAGTGAACCCATACTGGCCATCAGTTTCCAGATCCTCAAGCAGCCCGTAATACTCAAATTCCAGCTCTGTGCCACCAAGAGCAGAAATACATCTGATATGGTCCGGTACAAAGCCACATTCTACATTGAATGCCGCTGCCCTTGCTGTGAATCTTCCAATTACACATTCCATAATCATTATCCTTTCTGGCTTAGCCGTTGGTGCATTTAAGAACATGCACAAAAAGGTCATTTAATATTCTGGCTACCTGCCACATCTTCCAGCCAACCGTTGACCTCTGGTTAAGAGGATCTGCTGACCCTGCTGAACCGAAAGCCTTGATTATAGCCTGGGCATTGCCACCGCTTATATCTACCGATCCATAGGCGTTCTTCGCTATGATCGGACATGAGTACGTGCTGCTTGCTACGTAGCCCTGAGTGGTTGTCAGCCAGCGAACATTGCCAGTTGAACCCCATTCAGCTTCATCGACACCCTGCTGTGCAGCGTAATTAGCAACCGATTTGAAACCTGAAACGTCTTCGAGGTCATCTTCGAGATCAACGTCTGCTATACCCCAGTATGCCGGACGGATCGGGCTTGTGCCCTGTGCTGTCCCGCCTTTGATAAGACTGGTCATATAGTCGGCGTCATTGCCTCTTAGAGTCGTACGAACCGCGTCAATATCGGTCTTGTTCAACAGGGTTACTGTGCCAGAACCGTTCGAACAGGTTGTGCTCGATGCGGATGTGGCCAGAACATCACGAACCAACTGGTCAACAGTGTTCATCATCTGGTCGTTCTGCCGTGTTACTTCGATAGTGATATTCGGGTCCTGGACCGTCAGATCAACTACGTCTGTAATTGTAGCAAAATCACCAAATTGACTCAGCTCTGCCAGCAAATCCACTTTGCTCTGCTTGTGGCCGTTAGGTGTTACCCCCTCAGTGAGAGGAGTCGTTGCCGCCGAGTATCTGTTATACCGACGGAACTTAATCGTATTGCCGCTTTTCTTGGCAATACTAAACTTCTGTGCAAATTTGTTGTGCACATACTTCGGAGTTGGCGGTTGCAATAGGGTACGTTGGTACACTATATTAACTGCTGGATCAACTTCGGAAGTTGTTGTTAGTGCATCGCTCATTTTCTAATCTTTCTACCTGCTCTAACTAAGCCTTACCCATAATCTTCTCGTTGTGTGCCTTGAATTCTTCGTCGCTCATCGCGGCTATTGCCGCGGCACTATCCAGTTGACCACCGCCTCGAACAGCACTGCCAGAGAGTTTTTTATTTGCCTGAGCAATCTTCTGCTCGGCTTTTTCCGCTGCTATTTGTGCAGCACTCTTGCCTTTGTCTTTCTTCGAGGTGCGATAACTGGGGTCGTTCTTAGCGAGTTCATACGCAAGCACCGCAGCGTTTGGACTATCCTGTAAGGCCTGTACTAAAGCAGGGTTTTGCTCTAAAACTTTTTTCAGTGGTGCAGCGTATTGGAAAGTACCATCTACCATTTCGCCTACCACATCTTTGAAATCAGGATAATTGACTCGTAAAGCCTGGCCTTGAAGAGCACCACGAACCTCACCTACGAGGCCGGTTAAAACTTTCTTAACCTGCCCGGCAGTAAGATAATCATCGTCATCTTCGACATCAACGCCCATCATGGAGAAAATGTCCTGCTTCTGCTTAACTGTGGTTGCAGGTGCATTGGCTATTGCCATCGCTTCCCTCAACGCACGTGCATCAGCTTCAGCCTGCTGCCTCTTGCCTCGTTCAGCAGCCGCAGCCGCTTTCAGACCTGCAATCGTTGTCTTATCATCCTGTCCAGCGGCATCCTGGTCGACGATCTCCTGACCATCAGGAGAATTTTCTTCGTCAGTGCCCGTTTCATCCAGTTGACCGGCATCATCAACCAATTCCTCGTCTGTGCCCGTGTTTTCTAATTCATCCATCTTTTTTTTCCTTATTGACCCGGCGGCGGTCTTCTACGCCCGTTTTGCCCGATAGCCCGGCATCGGCATATAAGAAGTACCTCACATTGAGATACCTATTTCTTTTTATCCTTACGTTCATGAACATATCCTAAATACGTCTCACCATTCAATAAGCATAGGTGCCTGTACTGCCCTTTGCCTACGCCGAACTGCTTATCTGGTCCGGTTATCGTCCTGACCTTGCCTTTATTGCGAACGCATTTATCGAATTTAGCTGGCATTTGCTTTACTCGCATTCTTGGCTGCTTGAAGCTTAGCCTCTCTGATGGCAATAAGTTTTCCAGATATATATTTACTCGCTGCGTTGTGTAACTCTTTGTTTCCCTTGATCTCTTCAGCCCGTATCAAAGTATCAGCGGCATCACTGGCTGTAATACCATAATCATTCGATGGGACTTTATATCTTTTCGGCTCTTTGTTTTGCATTGGACTTACTCCTACTAAATCAGGCATTAGTTTAATCCTCCATTAGTTTAATCATCAATTATCATCCAATCATCGGACAGTATATCAGTTTGACTTGCAAGCCAACCCGGAAGCCACTTCTTATCAGCTGTCCACATTGCTATATACGGCAGAGTTATAAGTGGCGTATCTTCGCCAATCAACTTCGCTGTTCGGTCATTGACTTTTCCATAATAATCCTTTCCTGTTTGCATTAGTTTACACTCCAAATTAGCGGCGCATTCTGTGCCGACTTGAATATGAATTTACTTGCCTCACCCATCTCCACTCCAGTTACCATCGGCTTGTCAGGCGGTAATATGTATATGCACCTGGCCTCACCGATCTTATTATCTATCCGCCAGAGAGAAGTACCTATCATCGGCACTGGGGGCGGTGTGTCTCTCAAAATCAATGTGTTGTGGATTACATGCTTCTTAGATAAGTCGATGCTCTGCTCGCCCTCACTGCCCTTGTTAAGCAGCTTGTTATCCCGCTTGTTAGGTACGCCGCGATAACCATCTTGAATAACAACCAATATGAAATACGGACGAGGATGAGCCTGCTTCGCTAATATGACCTTAGTCAGCGACTTGTGCAGCTCATTCGTCAACCATAATGTTACGTCTTTAGTTGCTATCATGATTTCGCCTTAACCTCCTGATTCTGCTGGTTAATTGATTCAAGGTCTATCACTGTACTAACCAATTCAAAGAATCTGCCAAGTGTCATATCATTGATCTCGGCAGCAGTCTTTGCTCGATTCAATGCAGCATCGCTCTGATCCTCAACGGCTTTCGACCGCTGTGCCTCAGCGATACCACGATTAGCAAGGATCTCACCCTTAACGCGCTCAGTCTCAAGCATCTGCATATGCTCCTGTGTCTTTTCCGCCTTCTGCTGTGCCTGCTTCTTCTGAGCCTCGACCTGCTGAATCTCTTTCATTATCTCCGCTTTCATGGCAATCGGTGCGTTCTTGATTAGCATCTGCCATGTTATCGGTGCCGGATCTTGTAACTTGATACCCAGTTCTTTAAGCTGAATCATATCAGCGTACATCATATTCCGCTGTGTATCAGTGAGAACACCCTCAACAGTAGCAGCGTCATATTTGCCGAAGTCGCCAGTGGTAAACTGTTGGCTCGGCTCCTGATTGATTATCCGGCGAACCTTATCATCTGGGTATTGCTGATATAACTTCAACAGCTTTCCACCTATGGTCTTTTGACTCAATGCCAAATTATGGAACAAATCCTTTAATCCAACCAGGCCACCAACCTGCCTCAATTTAGCCAGGACACCAGCAATCTGTGGATTACCACCCTGAGCAAAGCCAGTCATCTCATCATTGATGCCAACACTCTTAGTCATCATCCGGTCGAACAAATCATGCAGTGCGAACATACCCTGGGGGATGTCAGGTACAACTCTGTCTCTTGCTTTACCTCCGGCCAGTGCACCTTTTTTGAACAATCTCGGCTTGCCTGAACCAGTCATAAACGCATCTTCGTCATCGACCAGAGATTCCTCTTCGTAGTCAAGACCAGCTCCAACCTGCTGCTCAAACATCGAGATCATACTCATCATTCGTTTATCACCAGCCCGTTGCGAGTCAACTAAACCACGAACCAAACTCTGCAACTTCATTTCCATGCGGTCGAAGTCAGGATCGTAATATGCAATTACAGGTGTGAAGCTGAAATCACCTATGCCAAACATATCAATTCCGTTATCAATCTCCTTGCCTTCAAGGAACATCGTTACCTCGACTGTACTCTCCCATCGAGTAATAACACTCAGCAGCTCAGGCTCAATGCCCTCGGCTGCAACCAGGTAAGCAATGAACTCATTCAACTCTCTCTTAGTACCATTCCAAACAATCTCCTTGTTCAGTGGCTTGATAATTATTATTTGCTTCTCAGTCATTGTCCGCTGCTGAAACTCATCGTAGCTTAGCAGCTTATCACCATACAGCTCCGGTCTTGGATAGTACGGATACAACTCATCCTGGCCAACACGATCAAGGCTGTCAATATCCTTATTACCCATTTGAGGTAGTAACATCCGCACATTCTGCTTAGTGATATACTTCCTGAACATACCATAATGGCAGTCGTCAAGGTCTCTCCTCGTAAAAGTTGGATCAAGTAAGAACTGATTATATGCCAGCCGATCCAGCTTCGTATCAGGGGACCTGTCGTTGTAAGCATTGATTAAATTCATACCAGTTTTGAGACAACTCTCGAACGCATCCGAGATGATGTGATAGCCGTTGCTATGTTGCATTGACCACGTGCCTATCGCTGTAAACTGGTCAGCGGTAACCTGGTCAGCGTTCTCAACTGGATCGTATTTGATTGAAAGGATATTGTCTCTCTGATACCCTGATACCCACTTGATTAAGCGGCGAATAGCAGGGAAGCTCATCAGCTCCCGCTTCTCTTTGTGAAACCTCAGCTTGTCAGCATCAGTCCACGGATCGCCCAGATAAACTTTCAAATCATTCTTAGCCAGCATCTGCCATGTGCCGAAGCCAGCGTTAGCCTGGTCATAAGCATCTTTGTATTCTTTGGATCTGTCTCGCTCAGTGCTCATGCGAATTGCTCCTTGAGTTGTCGCCACTTATCCTTCGTCATTCCAGTGTTTGCTTTGGATCTTATTAGCCCTTTTTGGGCCGCTAATGAGGTATACCTAAGCGCGTCGGCGCTATGATCATTTCCATCTTTTTCTGGAATTCCGGTGAATATTGGATTCTCTTCAGTACTCATACCCTTATTGATTCGTTCGTGATAACCCTCAAGCCTCTTAATTCCCATCTCGCATTTATCGCTGAAGTAACAGCAGTCTAAGAATCTACGCGTCCTCTCGATACCCTCGAAGACTCTATTCTCTTTTGGAAGCGGTACACAATCATAACCCAAACCTCTCATCGTCTCCAACGCTGAGTTGCCAGTGATCACCCTGGTTGCGTTGCTGTCCATGTCGCAAGGCACTATTGTCTTTGCATATTTGTAGCCTTTGGTCTTGGTCCACTCACTGAACAGCGTAGCGTAGGTGTCGAGACCTACTCCTGAATCTTCGTAGTAATCAATCAAGTGCATACTTGTTCCGATGTTCTGAACAAACCAGAATGCTGATGTATAGCCTATGTCAAGCACGATATAAACATCGTAGTTTGGATTGTGATCAGTGTGACCTATCCGGTCGAGGTTGCGTAGCCGGTTAAGCTTTGCAGTATAATATGCTCCCATCGCATGCTTTGAACTCACTCCACCCAGGACACGAACAGCGTACTCATCAGAGTCAACGCCATATTTGACTCTCATTTGCTCCTCATATTTGCGACCATAGACACCCGGCACAATTACTTTACCAGTCTTGAAGTTCGGCGTATCGGTTACAGAGACCTGTATCGTATTCCAATCGCTCGCTTTGATTGCTTCCGGGAACTCACCAACGCCCTTAGTCGCATTGCCAATCGCCAGCCATCGCTTGAATGGTGCTCCGATGTGATTACCTGCCCGCCATATCTCTGGCAGAATTCCAGCAGCCTCATCGAAGATTAAAAGCAAATAGTCGTTGTGGAAGCCCTGCATCTTGGTTGCCTCGGCACTGACAGTATCAGCTCGCGTGCTAAAACCCGTAGCAAACCACCTCAGCCCTGTCTCAGGCTGCAAATCCAGCTCGGAGGTAATAAGCTTGCCCCCCAGTGGCATCTTAGCTCCTGCGTGAGCTGCGTGTATCTCCCGCCATAGCAAATCCTCCACCTGAGCCCGACTCGGTGCCGTTGTGATTACAGTGCTCGGACAGTGGCAATACAAAAACTGCAATGCCAGCCGCGCTGCTAAAAATGTTTTGGAAACACCATGACCCGCCGGTACTACCGTCTTAGAATTATCTCTGACAGAGTATGCAATGTCTCGCATCTTATCCCAGTAGTGAGCAGGGTTTACGTCTAACACCTGGGTGATAAACCAGTCCGGCTCAGCTCTGCCCTTGGTCATAAATAGCCTGATGTCAGCCTCACTCAGCATTTTCGTCTCCCTGATCCCCTTGGTCCCCGGCCTTCTCTTTCTTGATTACCCTCGCCACCGCCTGGGCCAGTGTTACTTCGCCGGAGTGAACGGTCTCGCTCTTGTCCTGCCATCCAAAGTTATTCTTGAGATTGAAGATAGCCCCTGTTGGCTTGCCCTTAAACAGCGTTTGTTCGAGATAATGCTCGATTCTAAACTTTGCTTTTTTAATTGTGTGGAAATACTCTTTTGAATATCCACCATAATCTATTAGGCTCTTTCTGTCCATAAATCCTAATGCTATGCTCAAACCACATACTGTAAAAGGCATGTTCTCTTCATCTTCGAAGTAGGTATCTATGGCTATTTGCATCTGCTCTGGTGACTTATACAACCTAGGTTGGCCCCCTTTGTTGCCTACCGCGTATTGATTACCAACTGCTGCCGCCATTATTCCTGTTTCTCCGTCTTTTGTGTTGTATGTTCACACCAATAGCCACAAACACACCTCAAACTGTGCATTTCATCAATTTGATATATTGCCCCGCATTTTTTGCATTCCCACATGGTCATTTCATGAGTGCCTCCCGGATATCGTGCATAATACCACGTTCAAATTCATTAAGCGACTCAATAGCGTGTTGGATGAGGAAGTCTGTCTCCGGCGTGTCTGTCCCCTGGAGTAAAAGGAGATTTCTGTTAATCTCTTGTCCAGCGTCGGTTATGGCGATTAAACGGTTATCCATAAGCTATAGTCCTTTATTTCAGTATGGATTATACAGGACGGTCGGTATGTGTAAAGAGAAAAAGATATTTTTTTATTTATATTCAAAACCACTCCTGAAACTGATAGCCCTTTGGTATAGTCTTCTTTGCTTCCTCCCTGGTTGCCCCGAATAGCGGCGTAACCAGCCTGGAAAATTCTGAGGTCAGGATCGCCACCCACCTGGGCCTCTCAATTCTGTCAGCGAACTCTATCCAGTCTATCTTGTATCCCTGCATATCATTGAAGTCTTTGTGTGTCGGGTTATCGATGCCGAGATGGTGCATGACTGTTTTGACGGCCCGGTTTAACTTGGGATCTCTGAGTCTTGGATCTTGTGGAGTTGATGGTTTATTTTCTTCTGGTTTGGACATAGTGGACACAGTGGACAGGGCAATTTCCCTATTGTTGTGTATCTTATTCATGTATGTATGTGCTATGCTACCTATTTTTATATTCATTATATATTTACCTTTTCTTTAATAAGTACTATGTCCAGTGTGTCCAAAGACACAAAAACCCTATTATTCAATCATTAAAACCAGAATTATTGTACATAGAGCCACTATGTCCATACCCTGTATTTTCATCGTTGTTCTGTCCAATACTCACTCCCTCTTGCAACTGAATACCGACCAAAGCAGTCTTCTTCTTTCCATCGACCCACGGACGAGTATCTTTGGACAGGGGAAAACATCTTTTGATGTCCTGGCCAAAATGGCTGTTGCTCTTTGGTTTATAGCCATTATCTTTACAGAATTTTTGGTACTCTGCATACAAATCTGACTTAACAAGATAGGCTTCTGGATTCTCTGAATCCTCTGAAATTTCAAGAGTCTCGGCAATGAAAAGGCGTGCCGAATTGCTCTCATCCCGGTACTTATTGAGTCTTTCTTTACATCTTTTTGTAGACACAAAGCCATCGTTTTCGATCAACATCGCTCTGCCTTCAAGCATCCAATTCAGTATACCAGCCAGTTCATCATCGCTTTGCAGCTCGGCAGCCAGGTTTTTGTTTTGCTTATCTTCTGGTATCTGAACATCGAACGGTACATAGATCATACGCCGCCAAATACCGTCTGAAGTATCCCTGATTACCGGTAGAATGTTAGTTGCGAACATCAATTTTGCTGTCGGATATGCACTAAAAGCATCTTTATATTTCTGTTCCCAGAGCATTTTATCACCGCCGACATATTCTTTAATTACGCTTTCCGCGTTAGATTCAAGGCTTTTTGCGTTTTCGTTGCTCATATTTACCGCTTTTCCAAACGTAGAGAATATCTTATAAGGCTCAGAAAAACAGGCTAAGGGAACATTTGAGACGTTTTCTTTCCCCAGGGCGGCGGAAATAGTATCAAAAAACACAAACTTACCATTAGCACCATCACCGACACAGAGCAGAAATTTTTGATATTTATTCGTAGGCATGAGCAAATATCCACACCATTGCTGGAGTAATATTATTATTTCTGTGTCGCTATCTGTTATATCAATGAGGAATTCACCCCATTTATCACTGATTGTATTTGAGTTGTAAGTGTATGGCAGGTAATTGAAGGTGTAAAATTGCTCTGTAAGGGGATATGTTTCGTTTGCATTAATATCAAGTAAGCAGTTTTTGGTTGCTATAATATTGGCTGGGTCAAGCGAACCGTCTAATGAGCAAGGAGCCTGCTGTGATGGCATCAGGTGAATACCATTGAGAGAGGCTAATGCTTCGAGACAATCTGATATAAAACCTGATGTTTGCTTAACTCTGGCTTTGGTCTTAGCTTTTTGGAAATAACATTTCGATATAAATTTGCGGAAATACAACCGAATTTCCTTAGTATCTTCGACATGCTGATACTTATCGTCAGAAAAAATACTATAACCATCGAACCTATTGTACCGGTGAATAACGAGGCTTTGGGCCTCAAAGGCTTCCGCTACAGTTGATGGCAGGTCATCTCTGAGGATGATAAACTCATTTTTCGGCAGTTCCGGCTCTTCTGGTATGTAAATCGGGGCATTGTCGATGAGAGATTGAAAATCCCTTTTCCTGGTTTCTGAAATCATGTGTTATCTCCCTTTTTGCTATCAATACCGTGTATCCATTCATGGCATGGCTTGCATACTCCCAGCAATTGCCACCAAAACTCGGATCCTAAGTTGCGATATGTTATATGGTGAACCTCTGTTGCCTCACGTTTTTTACAAACTTCACAAAAACCACCACATTTAATCATAACCAAAGATCGTTTTTGTTGCCACTTTTCAGATTTTATGTACTCCTGATAAGGTACGAATTTACGCCCACGCTTGCGTATCTTTTGATTTTTTCTTTGTTTTGCGTAAATTTCAGCCCTTTTTTTGCTTAAAAGCATATTTTCTGTTTTTTCGTCAAATTTTTCGCATTCTTCCTCACTCATACCATAACTTTCAAGATCTTGAAGTTTCATTTTATCACCTCAAAAAAAACCGCCCTCAGAGTTGGACAACAGAACACACAAGGTGAAATGTATCTCTTTGGGCGGCTTATATTAAAGTCTATTGATTCGTATACTCTATTGTCCATATCCGCATCCTCTCACAGCCTCATAGCCTTGTCAAGGGGAAGTTATAGCTTCGATAAACATAATAATCACAGCGGCGTCCATGATTATTATCGAAATTAAAAACAGTATTGCCATCCAGTTAATGTTTTTAAGATTCATTGCTTCACCTCACTCAAATAGTCTTTCAGATCTTTACCATGATCCTTAGTTATTTCGTATGGCAGGACTACGATCCGCACTTCCTTAGCCACCGTACTGATCCGCTCGGCTGCCCTGTTTGCAGCTTTGACTCCGGGGGTGTCGCTGTCCATGCAGATATGAACTGTTTTACCTTTGAACAGTGGTAACCAGGTGTCTTTGAAACATGAGGCCCCGCCACTTGAAGCTGTTGCGTAGTAGCCAGCTTCGATAGCCATGAGAGCATCACCCCAACCCTCGCAGAAGACGATCTCATCAGGATTAGCTTCAGTGAGCCATTTCAGGCCGAACAATCCGTGCTGAGAACCAGCTACCACTTGATACTTCACTCCTTCTTTGCAGGGGGCTCCGTCTATCCTGATGCGTAGAACACCACATGCAGCGTTGAGTTTACCTGGCAGGTGTGCCGGCAGCAGGATCTCTGGTTGTGAGGTGTGTATCTTAGGGCCAAACTTCAGCAGTGCATCGCGGTCGATGCCTTTGACCGCACAGAGCTGAGCCAGCTCATCGTCTGACGGATCCCGGACATCAGCTTTTGTGATTTGAAGCTTCTTAGGCTTCGGAGCCTCGGCCTGGGTATCCGTTCCCAGACCGCACGACTCCAATACCTCAAATGCTTCCTTGCCTGCTTTGCCAGTGAGTAGATAGACCAGCTTGTAAGGGTTGCCCGTCCCTGAGCAGGTCTTACAATGAAATAAGCCAGTCTCCGGTGCTACGTGGCAGTGAGCCTTCTTACCGCACGCTGGGCAGTCGATAACATACTGGCCGCTAACCTGCTTGTACTTTAGACTTAGGAAATCGAGTAGTTGTTTCATTATTCAAACGTCCTAACCATTCGTTGATCCATTTCGTGCACTGCTGTTATGCTTACGCGGTATCGGTTAATGAGTAGCCGTCCATGCACCATTCTATCGTAGTTGTTTATAAACAGTTCTTTCGGCATAGGTGTAAGTTTTGAAAAAAACTTTTCCTCTTGCACTGATACGAAGTCATTCATCTCAATATCCTTTCTATCAATATCCAATCTATATAATTCACGATATAATCGCTGTTCATATCCAGATACTCGAAGTCTGTTAGGTACACGCTCAGAAACCTGTTGAACGTCTGCCAGTTCGGGAGAGGCTCTACAAGGGCTGGCTGGGCTATTAAGCAGATTGTGAGGATAGTTAGGGTCATTTATTCCCTCCAAAAGCCCGCGTGTGGACAATTCTCTTTTGTGCATTGATTTTCTTTCAGCTTCTCGATTTCTTTAACAAACACATCGCAGACTTTATAATACTCAACTCTTTGCTCAAGTTTATCTCTTGTTGATAAATACTTACCTGCGAAATCGTGATAATGTTCATCGCTCATTGCTCACTGCCTTTCTAATTTAGCTTGCTTGAGATACATATTATATAGTTCTCTTAACTGCTTTTCTGTCCGATGAATAAAACCATAACCCAATTTTCTATCTTCGTCTTGCACACCCGTAATCCATCTCGCAAAATTGTCTGGTTTTAATTCTTTACTCATAACTATTCCTTTCTATTTACTTCTTTACAAATTATACTCTTTTCGTAACACCACTGGCATTGACGTACATCCCATTCTTCCTCACCAATTTGACCAAGATATACAGTACCAGAACCATCACATTCAGGACACTCAACGGCACTTAATAATCTCTTAGCTAAGTCAAGTTCCGCTTGAAGCTGTTTATTGAAAGTATCAACCAAAGTCTGTCGATTGAATTCCGATTGAATTCCGATTGAAGTTCAGCTCGTACTCTCAACAAATCGGCTTGGAGCCGTTCGATTCGAGAATCTTTAGCCATCCCCGCCGCCTCCCATTCTACATTCTCGGCCTCAAGCCTCTCTATTTCGTCGTTCAACGCTATAACAGTTTCGGCGTGCAGTTGCTCGGTTGTTTTCATTATTATTATTCCTTTTGTTTGAAATCTGGATTAGTTTTACAATCATATTGATTGCAAATATCTGGTTTTGCTTCTTTGCCGAGATATTTTTCTATTAGGCAAGTATTGGGTGCCTCGAAACATAAACATTGGTTTTCATGCGATATATTCACAGCAGGTATCATTGCACCAAGTCTCATAATGAGAGGGTGCTTGCTATATTGCCAGAAATCACCTCTGTTACAACATTTTCCACAACGATTACACATTATTTTTCTCCTGGTATTTTACTTATTAAAATCTTGGTCTTCTTTGGTTGCGAATAACTTGGTAAACTCGCTTTTCCATTAAGTCGTCAATTGACTTGTTTTCTGCTCCTATTTCTTTCAGAGTTTCCTTTGCAAGAGCAGCCCACTTACCACCCTCACAGTTAGCGATTGACGTTAAATCTCTGGTAGCTATTTCGAATTTAAAATGCAACTCAATAATAATTTCAGCATGAATTTGTTCTTTTTTTTTGTTCATTACAATTCTCCCAAAGCATTTTTGACATCATTAGTATTAGTAACAACGTACCATTGCCCCCCGGCATCGTTGATTCGTTTACCCTGCTCTATCTGGGCAGCAGAGAGTTTACCATCTGGCGGTTTAACCTCTAATCCGATAAACTTACCCCTATAGCAGCAGACTATATCCGGGCATCCTCTCACATTGCCTATGATAACCTTAACGACCCAGCACTCCGGGAGACTTCGCAGGTATGTTAGGATTTTTGCTTGTAGCTTTGATTCTAACATTATTTGACTCCAGCTTTAAGATAGTTTAAGATTGAGTCGGACAGCGTTGCTTTTCCGATTATAGCTTTATAGATTGTTTCGTCAATAGTGCCGGCTGCCAGTAAATAATAATACGTTACCGCTTCATGTTGGCCGATGCGGTGAATTCTATCCTGGCTTTGCTTCATGTATTCATACGAGTAATCCATACTGAAATACACAGCATATTTGCAGTTGACGAATGAAAGCCCGTGTGCAGCACTATGTGGGTTGCAAATTAAATACTTAAACTTGCCATCAATGAAGTCGCAAATAATCTCTTTTCGGTTCTTATCTTCACCCCAGATAGCATCAGAATCTTTCAGACAGCCCAGGAGCGTTTCGATCTCGTACTTAAAATTAGCCCATATGATCACCTGATGGTCTCCAATCTCTTCGAGCAGTCCTAATAGCTCCGTTAGCTTGCTCTTGCCAAGAACCTTAGCAACTTTCTTTTTTTTATCTTCATCATATATATAACAAAAACCCGATGTAACCTCCCTCAATATAAGAACCTCAACCAGTGCGTTCTCAGCCAGGACAGTAGCATCCTCGAATCGTAGAACATAATCGTTCTTCATCTTATTGTAGGCACTTTGCTCTATTGGTGAGAGCTTGATACTGCGGATACTATGCGTCTGCTCTGGCAAATCGAGCGCATCGTCTTTGCGTACAACGTGAGTAACCGGGTTCATACGCTCCATGAACTCCTCTTTCATAGATCTGCGAAACTTAAAGATTTTGCAGACCGGCGTTATCGGAATCGAGTTGAAGTATTTATTCCTGAACGCGAAATAGTTGTCATTGAAGCATCGACCGCCTGGGCCGGTAATGAACTTGATCTGGCTCCAGTACTCCGCTTGATCGTTGGGTGCCGGCGTCCCTGAGAGTACGTAGCGGTTTGGGATGATGTAATCGGTCTTGAACTTCGACTTATACGACCTGATACCAGCCAGTGCCAGGAGCGCCTTAGTTGTCTGGGTATTGTACGATTTCATTTTCGACGATTCATCGACTATAAGAATCTTAAAATGCTTATCCCTGATTTCATTGAAGAGTAGCTTAAAGCCTTCAAAATTTATAACATAGATGTCATAATCCTTTGCCAGCCTCAGGCGACGATTGACAGGCTTCTTATCCCACAGAGAGCATATAGTCAGCTCCGGCGTAAACTTCTGGCAGTCCTCGATCCATGCCGCATCGATGATACTCAGCGGACAGACTACGAGAGCTGGGCCAATGCCCCTGGCTTTGTAATACTCAATTATCTTAAGAGCAGTTAGCGACTTTCCACATCCACATTCATGGTATAGTGCCATGTTTGTGTTTTTACAAAGCTTTATTGCTTCCTCTTGATGTTTGAATAACTTGAAATCGTTCATAAAATCTCACTATCTTTTTTAATTCTTCTAACGTAGCATTGTTTTTGATGGTATTTGCTTTATAACTTACGATTATTACATTTCCTTTAATATATCCTTTTGAGTTGTCAAGTAATTATTACATTTTCTTTTTATAAATTTGTTCAATTTTAGTAACCATTTTTTCGGTATACTCATCGCGTCGGAACATTGAGTCGAGGAATTCGATCTCCCAGTCAGATAATCCTTTATCCTCGGCATCGAGCATTTCTTTTACCATTTTTCGTAGTTCATTGTTTTCTCTCATTGCTTCGCACTCCACAAAAGTATTATTATTGGTAATCCTACGATTAGGATACAGTTAATTATTATTGGTGCTGGTAGTGATATGTTCATTGGTTAATTCCTTTCCTTAAAATAATGAGGCGGGCAGGATTCCCCACCCTGCACCACTTGGGCTATTCAAGTAGAATGACGGTTCAGCCGCCTTATCCCAAGTTAAACGATTCTCGCTCTTACCAGACGCTACTACGCCACCGCCTCATATTAACTTTTCAAAAAATGGTGGCGGTGATTAGACAGGTTTGCCGTCGACCTGTTTACAGGGGAGCTGTTATATTGGTGTATCGTCAGCGACGGTATCGTCAGCAACGTGGGTAACTACCAGCTCAGAGTTGATGGTATTGTACATCGCCATCAGTTTCGGCAATATAGGGTCATCCATCGTAATAGCACCGATAGCCGAGACTATCAGATAGGAGCTGTCGAAGTTGTTTATCTTCGTTTTCTCAAGCTCCAGTATTACTTGGACAGTTGGGTACTTACCCATCAGGGCGAAGTCTTTGACTGCCTGGCAGTTCGAGAAAAACTTAGCCAGCGACGATTTTTTGCTGCATGAGGTTGACCGCACTCTGAGCATGTAAGGTATTGTTGTGCCTTCCGGCAGGAACATTACTATCGTTGAGACGCGACAGGCCATCTTGTTCTCGTCCTCTTCGTTCTTAACCCACTTGCTTTTGGGGCAGGTTGCACAGAACTCACACTGCTGCTGATCGCCCATGTCAGGCTTCACAGCGTTCGAGCTGGCACAGTCGGGGAATTTAGTCTCACCCTTGCCATACTCCTGCTCAAACCATGCTCGCGTTTTACGAGTGTAGATGATATGACCACTGAGTGACTTAACGTCAGTGCCATCGGGCATGAGGAACTTATCGTCCTTACCCATCTTGATTTCCGGCCACGCCACATCGATAGGAAGCGGGGCATCTGCGCCACCGAAAGCTTGTAGCATTTGTGCTTCGGTAACTTTTGTTAATTCGTTTGCCATGATTCTTTACTCCTTGTAAGTTAAAAATTGGTTTAGTAATTTATTGTTACGTGGTCTATTTTGCCATTTTTGATAGCATCAAAAACATTATCAATACAAGGGTTGTCAATACCGCAAAGGCAAGCCAATACGCGATCTTCAATTTCTTTACGATGCTGTTCATCTTCAACGCGTTTCTTCTCAATCTCAGCCTGGAGAGCCTCTTCGGCCTTGGCTGCCTCGATACGAGCCTGTTCTGCTTTAGCTTCATTGCATGCTTTGATTTCAGCTCTTCGCTTCTCAGCTTCAACGGCCTCGATTTTCTCACGTTCGGCTTGTTTGAGAGCTTCGGCTTTATCGAGTTCAGCTTGTTTGCGAGCTTCGACTTCACGCTGCCTGGCATCAGCTTCAGCTTTCTTCTCAGCTTCGAACTTCTCACGTTCGGCAGCGAGGCGATCGGCGTCAGCTTTAGTCCTTGCTTCCCATGCATCATTTTCAGCTTTAATCTTAGCCAGCCGTTCTTTCTCAGCCTTTTTGGCAGCAACTATTATGGCATCCAGTACAGCTTGTTTGCGAGCGATATCTTCTTCTTGCTGAGCAATAGCATCGAGTCGTTCCGCTTCGATTCGCTCCTTTTCAAGCTGGATCTGTCTTAGTCTCTCAGCTTCCTTGGCAGCCTCCTGACGTTCGATCTCCTTGATAGGCTCCAGATGGACATCGATCATCTCTTCAACGGCTGAGGTGAGGTCTCGCTTCTCAGCATCGATGAGCTGGCACGCTCTCAGAGCTTTTGCCTTAACGGTTTTGTGCAGCTCAGCGATCTGGGTCTTAGTCTGGCGGAGCCGGAAGATATGACTCCTGGCTTCTTTGTTACCTTTGGGATCTTCGTAGTCGAATACTTTCTTAGTATTCAGGTCTTTGAGTAGGATAATCCCTGCCCGAAGTTCATCGAATGCTATCAGCTCAGTGCATTCTTCTCTGTTAATTAGTGTTTCAGTCATTACTCAGCTTTCCTTCCTGCAATAAATTTTGCTTTTCCGTACATAGTGATTGTCGGAACGTCCGACTTATTGAAAATCTCCGGCAGCTCATTACCCTGGTCGATGAAATCTCCGAGAGCAGATTGCATTGTCATATAGTGAACAGTTGGCTTGATAATATCGCCGAGGTAGTTTTCCTTCAGCCAAGTAAATAGCGTCTCATCATCGACACCAGCAGCTTTGAAAATCTTATGCTGGATCTTCGGCTTCGGGAATAGTCCTGAGTCGAACTTATGCCCGGCAGTAGCGTCATTTTCAAACATCTGCTCAGCCAGGGATGTCTTGAGGGCATCGAGATTCTCTTTCCGCTTCGATAGTTCCTTACCCATCTTTTCCAGCTCATCAGCTTCGACAGCAATGACCTCAGCCATTCTACTCCACGTTTCTAACATCGTTACATCTACTTTTGTTTCAAACATTTTTCAAGCTCCCTTCTAACTTTTTTCCAATACTTTTTAGTTGATTCTTTTTTGTGGCCACGAGGTCCACCGTTCCAGATTCGGGCTAATTGCTCGGTTGTTTTATCTTTTCCGTAATGGTTGAAATAAACTTTGCACATCACTATTGACTTCTGGCGGTTGTATCTATCATCGAGGCTGAACTTCTCTTCTCCCAGAATACGGTTTACATCCTGTACCATTATTGGATGTATCTGGAGAACGCCGACTGCTTGACCGTTATCGCCGACAGCATTTGGGTCGCCCCCAGATTCCACCATTATTAGTGCTAATATGAGTAGTTTAAGCATTGGTTTTCTCCTTAGGCTCAAGCAATAATTTCTGGCAGATATTCGTAACACCCATAGATAATTGTATTCTGAGACTCGCTATCTGAGCAACGAGGTTGATGTCTTTATTATCCTTTTCGATGGCTGCTATCTGCTGCCATGCTGTCGTAACCAGCTTAGCCATGTTGTCGCCACCGGAGCGTAGGAAGCTCAGATACTCGGTCTCACAGGTTTTATGACAGAACATGAGATCAACGACTTCATTGTAAACTTGCTCACATGGACAGCAGGGGAGTCCGCACCACATACACATCTTAACATCAGTCTTCCATTGCAATTTACCACACTCTGAACATTCGATCTTTTGTAAATCAGTTGTCATTTTACAGCTCCCTTTATTTTTCTGATTTCAAAACACCATTTTCAAACCAATAAAAAACATCTGGTTTGATTTTTATACGTTTGATTTTGTTGCCGACTTTTGCATGATGAATGTTTTTTATAATCCACTTACTATCTTTGTACCGCCAGTCAACAATTACAATCCAACCTTTAACGGCTTTGGCTTTAGACCGAATACCCAAAGAACAGGCTATAGCTTCCTCGCCAGCCGTGTTTGCATGAGCATAGTCGCCAGCCGTGTTTGCATGAGCTTCCTCGCCAGCCGTGTTTGCATGAGCTTTATAGCCAGCCGTGTTTGCATGAGCATAGTTGCCAGCCGTGTTTGCATGAGCTTCCTCGCCAGCCGTGTTTGCATGAGCTTCCTCGCCAGCCGTGTTTGCATGAGCTTTCTCGCCAGCCGTGTTTGCATGAGCTTT